AGCTCCGAACCGGCCCACGACGAACACTCCCATCCCGCAGACGCTTTCAGAATGTTGGCCCTGTCTAAGAACGTCACCGAACAATGCAACCGTGGCAGGGGAACGGTAGCACGCGGCCCAACGCATTTCAATACCCCGTTAGGACGCGCTCTGAACCTTGAAAATCTGTTCAAAGACCGGGAAGAAGCCCGGACATTCAGGAGAGTCTGAAATGGCTACCGAAAATACCGCCAAAAAGAACAAAGAACCTGAAAAGAATCCGTGGCCGAAGCGGATTCAAGCATGGAACAAGTATTCGCAGAAATTCCATGATCGGGGAACGCAGATCGAAGCGCGGTATCAAGACGACCGCGAATCGGAAGCGAATATGGCCCCTTCAATGGCCCAATCCGGGGTCAAGAAGGTCAACCTCTTTTACAGTAACACAACGGTCATTAAAGAGAGCCTGTATAACAGTCTCCCGAAACCGTCAGTCTCTCGCCTGCACAAAGGCGACTATGAAAATGACGCGGCGCGCGTAGCAGCGTTTATCATGGAACGGGGACTGTCTTACGAAGTCCATTGTGCCAAACACTTCGACCCGGCAGTAAAGGCCGCGATTCTGGACCGGCTAGTTCCCGGTCTAGGCGTTACATGGATTACCTTCGTGCCACCGCAGGGTGAAATTCCTGAAACAATGACGGTTGATATCGTCTATTGGAAGGACTTTATCTACGAACCCAAACGCGCCTGGGAACAAGTTACATGGGCTGGCCGTATCTTGCATATGTCCAATGACGAAGCCGAAAAGAAGTGGCCCGGTAAGTCCTTCGCCATAGGCCAAAGAGAGAATTCATCCAACACGACTATCAGCATCACTTCTGAGCTGATTAACGAGGGTAAAACATCGGTCATTCAGATGTGGGATAAAAACAAGCGCGAAGTGCTGCATTTGACCATGACAGGCGAAGTCCTTGACCGGGTGAAAGACCCATACGAGTTGATGGACTTTTACCCCTGCCCGAAGCCGCTGATTGCTTCGCCCCCAACGTCCAAGTTCCTGCCCTTGCCCGATTACTATATCGCGCAAGATCAATACATGGAAATGGATATTCTGTATGCCCGAATCAACCTTATCATCGAAGCGGTGAAGGTGGCAGGCGTTTACGACTCGGCTACGCCTGAATTGCAGCGAATGTTGGGCGGTGTGGAAAACAAGCTGATTCCGGTGGACAACTGGGCCATGTTCGCTGAGAAGGGCGGCGTGAAGGGAGTAATTGACTGGTTCCCGGTTGACCAGATCACGACTGTTCTCCAGCAGCTTATCGCCACCTACGACTTCATGAAAAACCAGTTGTTTGAAGTTACTGGCATGGCCGATATAGTCCGTGGTTCAACCAACCAATACGAAACGGCTGCGGCGCAACAAATAAAGGCACAGTTCGCTTCGGTACGCATGAACGCCTATCAGCGGGACGTATCTTTCTTCGTGCGGGATATGCTCCGTATCATGGGCGAGCTTATGGTGCAAATGTATAGCGACCAGAAGCTACAGGCCATAGTCGGAACCATCCCCGACAATGACCAGCAGTTCCTAGCCGCTGCCATGCAGCTTCTCCGTTCCGATTTCCTGCTGAAATACAACATTGATATCGAAACGGATTCGCTGACCCAAGCTGACTGGGGCTTGCAGCAGACTCAGCGCATGGAATTCGTGTCCACTCTGAGCCAATTCATCCAGGGAGCCATGACGGTTGTTGAGTCCGTCCCGGCGATGGGTCCATTGATGCTGGAAATTATCAAGTTTGCCAGTGTCGGATTCAAGGGTTCGTCGGAGCTTGAGGGCATGATTGATGCGGCTATCAAAGGCGCAGAGGAAGCGGCCAATCAACCGAAGCCACCTGACCCTGAGCAAGTCAAGATGGAAAATGAGACAAAAATGCGTGAAGCGGAGTTGGCCGCAGATCAGCAGCGCGACCAGAACAAGTTTGCCCTTGAGCAGCAGAAGGCTCAGGCGACTATGGCTTTGGAGGCACAGAAACAGGCCGCAGAGTTGCAATTCATGGCATCCAAGAATACGGCAGAATTGCAGTTCCAAGCGCAGAAGAACGCGGCTGAATTGCAGTTCCTTCGGGACAAGGCTGCAATCGAAGCCAATATTGCTGTGCAAAAGGGCCAGCAGCAAATCGAACAGGGCCAGATCAAGAATCAGCAGGCCATAGAACAGGGCGCGGTCAGAAGCGCCCTGCAAGCAGATCAAGCCCACGAAGCAGCAGAAGGTGAAAAGGAGGATTAGTCATGCCTTACGCATCCGAAAAACAGAAACACTTCATGCAGGCCGTAGCGCATAGTCCACAGTTCGCAAAAAAGGTGGACGTTCCTCAGTCGGTGGGCAAGAAGTTTGAAGCCCATAAAGGCGATATCGCTCCCGGCAGAGGCGGCAGGGATATGGGAAAGGCAAGAGCAAAAGAGCTACGGAGGCGGATATGATTTACCCGTACTCAGGCTGTTGCAGTCAGCCGCGCGGGTGGGACAGGGTTTGCAGCCTCGCTAACTATGAGGCTGCGCCCGGATATCGTTGCCCCGATTGCGGCGCGCAACTTACGCGCATTTACACCCCTTCCCAACTGCTGAATACGAAGCCCTTTGAGTCTTTCGTTTCCCCGGTGGACGGTAGCGTGATTAACAATAAGCGGGAGCTAGCAGAACACAACCGTCGGAATGACTGTGTTTCGCTACATGACGGATACGATGAAAAAGGCTTGCAGAGCTTCACAGAAAGGAAGTGGGGAGTCGAACCGGATAAAGAAGAACTCAAGCGTGATATGAAAGAAGCAGTAGTAAAGCTGGAACAAGGCTACAAACCCATCCTTGCCCCCGAAACAGACGATTTGGAGTAACGTATGAATGACCTGCATGATGATGTAAAGGCCGCATTTGACTCGGTTTCGGCTGATGATACCAACCCTGGTTCTCAGGTAGGTTCCCCGCCTTCGGAAACGCTGCCCCCAGTAGAAGCTACGCCCCCGGCAGGCGAAACCCCGAAGCCGCGCAGGGCTGACGGCACGTTTGCTAAAGCTGATGAATTGCCCCCGATTACGGAGCCTGTCAAGCCTGCTGCTCCCCCGGCAGGCCAGCAGTCGCCAGTACCGGGCCAGCCACCGGCATTGGGCGATCAGCCTGTCAAATTGGACCCATCCAAGCCGCCGTCTGGTTGGACCCCGACGATGAAGGAAAAATGGGCCGGGATTCCGCAGGACGTTCGGGAGGAAATTACCCGGCGTGAGGAAGCCACCGCCGCAGGCATCCAGAAGCTACAGCAGCAGTACGCGCCTGCCGAAGCCCTGATGCACGAATTGACCCCTTACGAGGATTACGTTTCGCATATCAATGTGGACCCGGTTGAATACCTCCACAATGTTATCCAGTCGGAGCAGATGCTTCGCCTGGGAAATCCCGCGCAGAAGCTAGGACTTTTGCTGGCCCTTGGCGACCAGTACGGAGTGCCACTTCGGAGTGCTGTGAATCAGGTACTTGGCGGCAAGTTAAACGAGACACTGGCTGAGTCGCACAGGAGGTTCCAAACCCCGCAGGCGCTTCCCCCGGAGATTGCGCGTGAGCTTCGTGAGATGCGGGAATGGCGCAGTAACATGGAGTCAACTGCTGCCAAGACGGAGCTTGATGAATTCGCAAAAGACCATCCTCTGCTTCCGCATGTTACGGAGCGTATGGCACAACTGATCGAATCCGGTGCCGTGGAAACGTATCAGGACGCATACGATGTTGCTGTGTACCAGAACCCGCAGTTGCGGCAGCAGGCTTTGGCATTGCAGAACGGCCAGCGGCAGCAAGGAGGTATCCAGGCTAGACAGCAGGCGGCGGCTGGTCTAGTCGCCCCCGGTTCGGCTCCGTTGGAGACTGGCGGGGACGGCGTAGGCGATACAGACGATGTTCATGAAGCTGTGCGCCGCGCATGGAACGCGAGCGCCGGAAGGGCTTGACAGGCGGGTAGGACCGTGTTGCAATGGGGCCGGAGCGCCGCCGACACCGCGCGGCGACTCCGAGAGGCTGACCCTCCGATGAAAAATGTGAATTAACCATTTTCTCAGGAGTGAAATCGTCATGGCCTTTCCCAATGTCTCGGATATCATCACAACCACAATCGAACACCGTTCGCGGAAGATTGCCGATAACGTGACCAAGAACAACGCCCTTCTGATGCGGCT